AGAAACAGAAGAATATTATAATGCTCTTACTAAACATGATCAGACTAAAGCTGACTTAGAAGCCTTTGAAGGTGATTCTTCAAAGAAATATAAAATGGTCTGGGACGAAGACTTCTCGAAGGTAAGAGAATATGAAAATCCAGAAGACCAGAAAAGGTATAAAGAATTAAAGCGAATGCGCGCGGGAGACCATAATGATCTATACAAGAAACGAGAGGCTTACTTAGAGTCCTCTGGTGCATATCGCGATCGTTCTGGCAGGCTCCGTGGTAAAGAGACGACGGCTCATAGTATTCTTAATAAAGCGGGTGTAGTTGGAGACACTCATCAGTATGGTATAAACAGTGCGAGTGGATTAACTGTAGAACAAACACTCGATAAACATATAAAAGATACCTTCGCTGAAACCGTAGAGTCTGAACCACTTCCATCAACAGATATCGATAAATCTGCAGTCGATCCGCAGCTAAAGGAATCAAAGGAATCCTTAAAAGCTTTTGAAGGCGATAAAACTAAAGGTGAATATACATTTGCTAAGCTTGATGGTATTGGATATCGGCGAAAGTACGAAGATCCAAAAGCACAAAAGGAATATGAAGCAATTTTAGATGATATCGATCTTTATGGTAATTTAGACTACGATGAAAGGAAGAGTGAGAGTGCTGAATATTATAAACAACATTATCAACAAATGATTGATAGTGGTGTTGATTCGCGGTCCCGTGAAGTTCAAGATTTAAAGTATCGATACTTAGAAAGTATGGGTTATGGGGATAGAGTGGGTAGAAATCTAGAGCGGGTCAAACACGAATCATTTTATCAAAATCTTTTTCTTCGTGATAAAGGAATGTTGCCTTCAGAAGGCTCGTATACAACCGGAATGGCTGGAGAATATAATCCAAACCAAATGATACACAATCTATTGATGAAGAAGCCTGCATCTGCTGATGAACCAATTGCCGCAGCAACTAACATCAAAATAAAGGCTCAAGAAGCTGCTAAAGGATCTACAGATTCAGTAGTAAGTATGCCTCAGGCAAAAAATACTTCTTCAACAGTAAGCTCTGAAGTTGAAAAGTACCAACAAGCTCTTATCAAGAATAAAGAAGCTGAAACCAATCTTAAATCTTTTGAAAGCGATTCTTCAAGAGAATTTAAAATGGTAACTAAGGAAAATGATTGGAGTGAATGGCAAGAGAGAGAATATGCAAATCCCGAAGACCAGAAAATTTATGATTCATTAAAAAAGAAATCTTTTGAAAGCGAATCATTAGTAACAAAGGCAAGGGATAATTACTTAGAGAAGCAAGGGGTTGATACTAAAGACCTAGGCAAAGACCTGTGGACTATAATGCACCTTCAAGATAAAGGTGTAGTTGGAGACAATGCGTCATTCGGCATAAATAGTCCGAGCGGAATGACAGTAAATGATACACTAGATTCGTATATGTTGAAAACCGCTCCTGTGATTGATAAATCACAATTAACAAAAAACATGAATACGGCTGGTGTTGATATGTTAAATCAAACAAGTCAGATAGCAAATACAAAAGCTTCATTGGAAGCTGAAAGTAAAGAAAGCGGAGATGTTAATACTAATGTGGTTGATAATTCTACAGGCCCATCCAATACAACAGTGATTAACGAGGCTCCAAAACACATCGATAGAACAATGCAGATGTTTGGAGCTATTCCAGCATACTAAAAAGGGGTGATGACCTCGGCCACCACCCCTATGATGAGTACTATATCAACATTATGATTGTTGAGCTAGTTTAGCGAAGTAAGATAATGTGTCTTCGCCATCGTCGTCATCATCACCTTCTTGAGCAGTAGCTGGTTGAGGTGTTTCAGCTGGAGGAGCATCAATTACGGCTTCTCGAGTTACGTTTAGTTCATCAACGGTGTCGACGGATAATGTTTCCGCGACACTCGCTTCTCCGATTACATCATACAGCTTTTTCTTCAATTCGCTATATGTTTTGTATTGTTCGGGGTCTATGAACTCCTGCAATTTATGAAGTTGGTTGTATACGATTTCAAGTTTTGAATCATCACCATCAAAAAGTGACGAAGCAGAATCGAACTCGGACTTATCATAATTACGATAGCCTTCTACGTTCCGAATCTTAAGCTTGAAGCTTGCTCCACCCCAAAAATCAAATGGATTGATTGGAGTTTCGTCAGCAAACTGTGGTTGCATTACATCCATAATCTTATCAAAGATCTTCTTTCCAAATTTATAAAGGAATACCTTTCCTTCATTTTCTGGGTTTGCTGAATCAGAGATAACAAGGATGTTGGAAACATGGTGGAGTCGACGCTTGCGTTCACGAGCGATATCTTTATCGGATTCGATTCCACTGTTCCATAACTGTGAATTCATTTCAGACACAGGATCTTTTTGACCAATAGAAGTCAAAGACTTCTCAATGTACCATTTACCAGTTGGGCCCTTGAACCCGTGATCCCAGTAACGAACCCAAGGGAGATCTTCCCCTTCACTTGCGGGAAGAAAACGAATAACAGCGTATCCATTTCCTGCCTTGTCTACAGTTGGTGCCCAAAAGCGATCATCTGAATAATTATTCTTTTCGGTATTAGTATCCGATGCTTTAATTAGTTTAGAGATTGCATCTTGGCGATTTTGTTTTAGTTGTGCGAATGACATATTATTGTATTAGTATTATTGTATTATTGTATTGCAGTGTATTTAATTAATATAAGAGTATTATACCATAGACTCATCTTTTGTAAATGATAAAAGAAGAATATTTTTGATTTTTTCTCGGTTTATATTAACTAAGCTTTCTTTGTATTTCATCACCATCATTGCCTTTTCCTTCTTCATGTGAAGTGGATCATTCAATAGTGGTAATAAAGGGTTTATAAAATTGACGAGTTTATCAATGATTGCTACGGTTTCGATGTTAACGTCTCCTTGTTCAAGTCGATTTAATAATTCGTTTTGTCCTTCTTTACAGGTACATAGTTCATCAAAATCATAGTCAGAGAGTTTATTTATATCATTTTTGAACCGATAAGTCAAAGATTCTAAACGAGATTGTCTTTCGTTATAGCATTTCTCTTCCATATCACCGATCCAGCTCTTTCCTTCAATGAAGTTAGCATGGTAGAAATCCTTTATTGAATCAATATTGTGTTTCTTAGCTAACCGATGAAAGAAATACTTGTCTCTCCGTTTTTCAAAGGAGTTGATGCTTACATTCGTTTTGAAATTATATGTATAGGCATTATAAGTCGCGCTAGTATAATGTAATCGAAGAGCATTGTATATCTGATAAGCCTGATATCCGTTCATTATTCTTCATCATCATCGACTGCAATGACCTCTTCCCCTTCCTCTACACCAGAATACATGATGCCTGCATCGTACATATTTTCAATGATTTCCTCATGGAGTTGTTCAGCAAGATAACCTTGCACCTCTTCTCCCGCGAAATATCGCTTATCTTTATCATAGTAATATATTATTACATCATCACCATTATCATCTTGATTTACAAGAATAACATACTTGTTTCCATCATATTCAACGGGCACATTCCAAATAATTTTGGTAGATGTTATAATTGCGTCTCTGAGTACTTTGATTTTTTTCATAATATTATTCGATAACGTCGATTCCGTTTTCTTTCATTACTTCGGTAATATTCTTACCATTGATTTTAAATGCGATATAACAATAACTTGAGTTTCCAACTAGATCTCTACATGCTTTTGCTATCGTATTATATCGAACACCATCAACATAATAACCATCTTCCTTTAGAGTTCCTTCCACGGGCTTGAATCGTTTCCATGTATCAATAGTTAATTCGGTTTCTCCAATCTTATCATAGAGTTCTCGCTCAAGCTTTGCCCAAGAATTTGATTGTCGTGCTTTCTTCACTTCTTTGATTTCTGTATAATTACCTAAATCAATTTCGTTCGATTCATACTTTAGACTATCAATAATATCTGTCACGGCATCGACAAGCGACAGATCTTCATCTAAGATCCATTCTCCTGCATAGGGTTGTCGAATGTGATGAATAAGTTTTTCTACATCACTTGCAACTGGTTCTTTGAATTCCCATGCCTTCACCACGACATAACCAAATGGCATAATCGTACTTGCATCTCGTTTGAGTTGTCCTTCTCTAATAGGTAGCTTATCTCGTGACTGAGTAATTCCTACCTTCTTTCGATTCTGAATATCTACTTCTTCTAGCGGATCGTATGGTTGACCAATATATAAAACGTGTTTCATCTTAAAATAAGGTTGCGGTATTTGTTTTAATGATATTTCTGCTTTTAGCTTCAGCCTCTAGTTTAAGCTTAAGGGGTCCTGTTACTAATTTTGCCATATCAATAGGATCAATCATTTGCTTTTCACAGATGTGACAGATAGCTTCTGCGTATGACATCTTATCTTTAAAAACAAGTTGCTCGGCTTTATCACGAAGTTGCTCTTTAGTTATAGTTGGTACGATTGTGGGTTCTACTCTTGCCATTAAAATGTTTTTAATAATATTGTTTCATTGTTTATACGACCATTAGGTGTTTTCTTCTTAGTCTTCAAAAGATCAAGAGCCTTTGTGATCTGCTTATTTGATTTATTAACGATAATAGGTAATATATCATCAGGCTTACGCAGTGTCAATTCGAAACTCTTATTTGTATCAAAGCTTTGAAGAGTTGTACCTTTAACCGCAAATCCATCCGCGTATTCAGATTCGTAAACAATAAGTTTTCGAGTCTTTGTATTAAAAGCATATAATGTTTTAGCACCTGGTACAACCAGAGGAGATACCGAACTGACTCCAAAGTTTTCGTCAGAACTCTTATACTTAAGATTCTTCACTTGAGTGTCCGCACTTTTAATCTTTGGCTTTCGTACTTTACGAACGGTCTTATTCGAGGCCGCGAACTTATCTAACTGAGTAATCATATCATCAATCGCCTTAAGTCGCGAACGAACGCCTGGCTTGGTCAGAAAGGACCATCCCTCAGTGTCAAATTCGTTATCTCTATCGAGGCAGTTTTGCAGACTGATCTTATATCTCTCGAGCCAAGCATAAACCTCTTTTAGGCCCTTTACGGGTATACTGTGGGCCTTTAAAAGACTTGTCAGGTTGATAGGAATCACTTTTGTTTGTGATTCGGCCCAGTGACCATCATCAATCATAGCCTCGAGCTCAGAAATAATCGTCTCATTAACTTTATTGGACAGTCTTTCTAAAGGAGAAATCGTAACCACATTTTCAGCATTGGATATAGAAGCTTTCTCCTTCTTCTCGCGAAGACCTTGACGAACCACAGCATCAACTTGTGATTTCACCGCTTGAAAATCGTCGTGGGCTTCTTTATTTGAGATACCATCCATCTTATTAAGATATTCTTCAACATCATCTCGAGTTGGAAGCATTCCAAGATTCATAGCTCGAGCAAGCTTAAGGTAAACAACATTTACACATGCTTCTCCCGCTGACTTAACGATCTTTATCTGCTCTTTAGTATATGTATTTGAAGACATCCACTTCAAAAGATCATCAAATAAGTCTTTCGACGAACAATAATAGTTATAAAAGGTGAACATCCGTGAACGTTCTTTCATAAACTTATCGATTGGCCATTCTCCGCATCCATCCCAATTAGGTTCAGATCCAGTAAACTTTTCATCGGTCGCAGCAACACGACCATATCGGTCAAAAATTTTAAGCTTCTTCTTCATTAATATATTGGTTAGCGGTGTAACGCGTTAAATGATCATATTCCTCACGGATATCATTTACATTTGGAGCAAGAGGTACATCAGCCACATATACTGCTTCTGACTTCTTGGATCGCCGCTTGCCCTTTTTGACAAGCTTTTTAATTAGATTTATTCGCTGTTTTTCTGTCATAATATAAAGTTATAAACTAATTCAAGTGAGTGTCAATGATATTTTCTCTCTAACCGAGTTTCGTAATCAATATATGTCTCGTAATATCCTGGTTCAATGAATAGTACTTCCCCGTTTTTATCGTAGTGTGTTTTTTGAGGTACCCACCGTTGCTTCTTCACGGGAACTTGAACAGGAACAAGAACATAATTTGGTTTTTCGTGCCGCGGGTATGATCCGAATCTTCGCGGGCTGCGATGACTTCTCATATCAGGTTGGCTAAAGATGATTCCACTCAGTCCCCCAATTAATGCACCCGTTTCACTATCTCCTTCTCCAACATTATTTCCAATAACTCCTCCAATGACAGCGCCAAGGACGCCATTACGTACTGTATCTTCATTAATTGCGTGGGCTGAAGAGACAGAAAGAATGCCCGCTAATAATAGTATTTTCTTCATAGTTTTTTATTTATAAAAGATGTGTTTACCTATCTTGGTGGTCTTCTTCATACTCGAAGCCCAATAAGGTGTTGCAATATAATCGGCATGGTAATGATCTGCACCATTTGTGTAATTTGTGACATATCGAGAAGTCACAATCTTCATCGCCTTACTCCATCGAGGGTGCATTCGTGCCTTTGCGATATTACTGTTTATTGCCTTTCCATTCCAACAAGAGAATTGCCAACGTTGAAGACAGACTTCGGCCTTTGACTTCTTTCGTTTGATTGATCGATTATGAATCACTTCATGTACTGCCTCCATCGCACCAAGAGAATATTCACCGCCAGCCTCAAGAATGAGTGTCGTGGCAATGATCTCTTCGTCAGTATGAAGAGCAAATGCCGTACTAATAAGAGTTAAGAATAATATTAAGTATTTCATAGTGTTGTTATATCAGAGTTCCTATTTAGCTTCAGCCATCTTCACATCCTTATTCTCTTCACGAGTCTGTTTAAAAAGAGCATCGCAGAACTCTCTCCACTCTTCTTCGGTGATCTTTCCTTCACGGAGATCAAACCACATAAAGTCGTATTCTTCGTAAGTAATCTTGTTGTTCATAATATGTCTTTCTCAATCTTTCTATGAATATTATATCCTATTTTGGTCGATTTGTACATAGGAATATATCGTTGACTATCAAGAAGTTAGAAAATTCCGAAAAAGAAACTGAAAAAACTCATAAGTCATTGATATATAATAACTTAAGGATTTATTAATGACCTTAAATATGGAACTTCGACCGATTTTCTGAATTTACACCCAATAAAGGTAGTCTCAAAGAGGTTTCGCTCGTCGTTGGGTATAGAGTGTACAGAAACCAACTCGTAATCACACTTGTCTGACAATGCATTCTCTTCTTTAGTCGCTAATACACATTGGTCATGCTCGACCATAAAATCCCACCATTCATCAATAGATTCCCATTCTTTACCTCGTGCCTTTTCAAAGACCTCAAATCTAGGAATAACGTGGGCTCTATGGATACCTTTCATATCACTAAAGTCCTTTTCACTCAAAAGATCTAAGGCCTTTTGAGTGATACCGTGGGGTCGCCAGGCACCATTCCATGTTGAGAAACAAGAGGCCCAAGCCCGTGTAATATAAGATGCAGGAATTTCCTTACTGTTTGCGAACAGCTTAAATATTTCAAATAATTCTTTTTTAAGATTTTCATTCATATACCTATATAATATATCCTATTTTGGTCGATTTGTACATGAATATATCTTGTTGATGTTCAAGTACTTAAAGAATTTCAAAAAAGAAAATCGAAAAATTCATAAGTCTTTGATGTGTAATAACTTAGATAAATAAAGACATGATAACATTGGACATAATGAATCAATTGGTGCCATTGGATAGAGGTTTAGGAGATTTAGGAGAGGTCGCGACATTCGACTCATTAAACTCTCAATGCGTATGGGAACCTAATACTAATGATGAATCTGAATATGGTATTCCCACAACAATTAAATGTGAACTTGCTTCTGTTGATGTAGACGATCCTTCTGTCATAAAATCTATAAATGACACCAAGATGAGTTTAACAGGCGAATATGGCCTAGGCACATTTGATCAGCTATCTTATGAATTTAAGGACATTGAAACAAATGAAATAATCAAGAAATCTGATTGGCCTCCGACAGATCCTAGAGCGAAATATATGTTTAAATTACACCAAGATCCACGAGATAACAGAGATGTAAATTATATGGTTGATTTCGTCATAGAATTTGATATGTCAGAATTAAAAGAACCATTAGAGACGATCGTGTCAAACGCAAACCCTCTCATGTATACACTATATGTTGATGGTGATTGCGCATATAGAAAAGATAGAATTACATTTAACCAAACAGTTCGAAATTATACTTTCAGAAAATTAGAATCTGAATTTAAAAATGTTATAGCTGGATAATGAATCAGTAATATAAATAATTATTACTGTTGATATTGCCAATCAATCTTTGTTTTGAACAAATCAATTATAATGAAATGTCAACCTGCTGTCAATAATGAATATAAGCAAACCTGTTGAATTATCTCTTGTCATCGAATTAAGAGAATTTAGTGAAACGATATCAGCTATATCTGAAGCAACAGAGAATACACTAGGCGTTTTTATTGATCCTGTGAATGGTGAATTGAATTCTGGTCTTGTTCGAACAGAAAATCAAACAAGCGTGGTTCTATCTGGTCTTTACAGTGGTGTGTTTAGAACTACTATAAAATATTTTGAAGAAGGACTTGTAACATCTGATGGAAATCCAAATGCTGAGACAGAAAAGGGGTTTAAAGAATTAAAAGAGAGATATCCAGATTTAGCCGCAAAAGGTGAAGTTGTTCAACCAACTATCACAAATGATGTTCTCTCAATTCCTACACATCCGCCTCAAACATTATTTCATTATTCTATGAAAAACCCTCTTACGGTAGTTATACCATATCAAATAACGGTATATTATGAAGAAGCAGAAGGAGAACCATTCTTAGAAACAGAACCCATTACTCGGGAAGAACACGAAGGAGATGGAAGAGAAGGAATCACTTCACAAACCTTCCAAATAACACAAACAGTTGATTGGGACGAAAGTGTGCCATATAATACAATTAAAAGATATTATCCTTAATAAATAAGAATATGCCAGCAGTAACAAGAATAGGAGATGCAGATGTGAAGCATTGCACGGGTATGGTCAGAGCAGCAGGATCACCTAATGTATTCTGCAATGGTATTCCAATCTCTAGACAAGGTGATCCAAATACGGGTCACAAGAAACCTGGCGTACCTTGTCCTGGTCATAGTGCACCCATTGCAGTGGGGAGCTCTAAAGTCTTTATCAATAAGAAAGGGTGTGGCCGAGTTGGGGATGCTATATCAGGCTGTACTAGCGTGGCCGCAGGCTCTTCTAATGTCTTTGCGGGAGGTTAACCTCTTCTCTTTATAGCAACATAAAGGAAAGCCAAGAATCCCGCAATCAAAGCATAAGAGCTTTGCTCTGGAACATAAGTCTGTTGCAACTTAATGTTATCTAACTGAATCAATGCTGGGCCAGTATAAGCTTGAGGGATATTCTGAACAAAGGACATTGTAACATCAGAACCAACGATGTTCTGAAAGTTGATTCCAACATTTTGAAAACCACTATCAAGAACCTTTGTGTTTCCAACAGCATTGAATAGATCTTGGCTCAATAATGTTTCTTGAGTATTATTATCGGTGATAATCACTTTAATCGTACGATCCTCAATTACTTCGTATCCACTTTGATTTGCATATGTCTGTAAATCCCAACCTGCTCGTACATCAAACGAAACCGCGGTTGTGTATTCATCAATGATTCCAATATCCTGCGACAAAGTAATTTCTTGAATAGGCCCGTCAAATCCACTAAAGAAAGAATAGTTACCTTCCATTGGAGCAGGTGTAAAGAATCCAAAGTTATTTGCCCAATCAGTTGCACCAGTGAAATCTCCTCCTTCAACTTTTGAACTGAAAGAATTTTCTGTTTCACCAGTGAATGTCCATCCTGTGAGATCCCCAGTTTCAAAATTACCATTGACTATTGATGCAGATGGAATGGTTGCACTAGGAGGTGGAGGATTTACCGCAGGAGATTCCGCGAATAAGAATGAACCGATGAATAGGAATGGTAATAATTTTTTCATTTTTTGAAGAATGCTTTTACGAAGTTAAGGATTTCCCCAAAGAAGCCAACAGTTTCCTGTTTCTTATCGCTCTTTGGTAGTATATGGAACAGTAAACCAAGTAAGGCAAAAGATAATATACCTAGCTTGAGTAACTGTGAATCAATTTGTTGAAATATTTCTTTAATCATTTTACGGGTGATACGGTTCGTGCTGGACCTGCAGGAGAAGCTACAATGGCATCGATAGGTGTCATTACTGGTGGATCATTAAAAATATCATCCACCATTGAATGAGGTTTAATCGGGTCTAGATCATTATCTATGTACCCGCTATCATTTGTTTCGCTTTGAATAGAATCTGTTTGTACGTCAGATGTGGCTTCGCTTCGATCAGCTTCCCCATTACTTTCTTCATTTTTCGACTCTTCTCCACGCTCATTCTCATTATTGTCCTTTGGTTGTTCTTGTTTATTATCAGATTCTGCTTCCTCGGCAGATTCCTCGTTTGCGGTTTGTTCTTCAGATGGTTCTTCCGTTACCTCTTCAGTAACTTCTTCGGATTGTGTTTGTTCTTCAGATGGTTCTTCAGATTGTGTTTGTTCTTCAGATGATTCTTCAGTAACTTCATCTGTTACCTCTTCAACACTCTCTTCTGCCTCGGCTGCTTTTCTCTCTTCTCTTTCTTCATATGTTTCCATATTGTCAGCAACATCCGACATCGTATTTGAAATAGCTTCAAGGGGTGCACCAATAACAGGTATATCAACCATAGCCATAATCCTATTACTCATTTCTTCCATAAAATAGAAAGCAAGAGTTTGATTATAGTCTGCCTCTACAGATTCAACCACCGCTGCCACCTCTTGAGTTGTTTCGATAGCCTCAACTCCTTGGAAATATGTAGCAGAACTAAATGCTACAGAACCGGCTGCACCTAATGATTGAACATTATTTACAACCTCGGCACCATAGTCTTTCACCTGTTTAAAGAAGTTTCCGCTATCCTTTATCTTAACTGATTTTTCTTCGACTTCCTCTTCGGCTTCGTATTCGTATTCAAATGCCGGATCAGTTTCCTCAAGTAGCTTTGCAGCAGCAGATTTAAAGAGTTCATGCTCTTTATTTACATGCTTTGGATCACTAAATTGTGCTACGAGTTTCTTTGCCTCTTCTAATGTAAGTTCTTCTGCCATACGGAATAATTTGGATTATTTCACCAATTATGTAATGCCATACGGCCTCAAATCATAGTCTAGTTAAATCTATTTATAACTGTTTATTATTTAAGAACTAATTTATTATAAATAGATTTATGTTCGGATTGATTACAATGTTACTTACAACACTTGGTGCCACTGGTATGGGATCAATTTTGAAGATGGTCGGGGGTTTATTCGCTGGAATAGCCGATGCTAAAGCCGCTGCAGCTCAGCGGGAACTTGCAAGAGATTTAGCCTTATCAAATGCAAATAAAGATTTACAAAAGGCTATGTTTGGAGAAGCCAATGCAGAAACATCTATGTTTACTCGTGCTACTCGTCGGATCATTGCTCTTATTGGGATGCTCAACTTTTTCGTCATCTCCATTCTTTGCACAATCTGGCCAGGAGTCGAACTTATCACTTTCACCCCACCAGAGAATAAAGAAGCAGTTAGAATCCTCTGGGGACTCGTCACCTTCCCAAGCGGAGCAGACATCACCACGACGATCACAACAGGGCACATCGCTTTGGTCAGCATCGCCACTTTGGGCGCGATAATAGGTTTCTATTTTACCCCATCCGCTGGCGGGAAATAATACGACTAGGACTTTTATCTAAATTAGCCCTTTGCCTATATCCATTTTCTTTACACTTTTGTGTACCTTCTGGCGTAAGAATTCTTCCTGGCACCCACCCTTCCTTTAAGAGTTGTTCATATTCTTTTAAAGGAACCCGTCTCGTAACACCATCTTTGTTACAGAACTTCTTGCCCTTGTGCTTACCTGCCATGCCTTCCTTCATTTTTTGAATGTGTTTTGGTGACTTAGGTTTACCCTTATTTGATAGTCCAACTCTTCGACCAATCTCTGGTGCTATTTTTTCTCTACACATACTATAAGCGTAAGAGTTGATATACCTATAACCATATCGATCCTTAAAACACATCATCGCAAAAGCACTATCCATTCTTGCCTGATCGATTGGTTTCTTTACCATCTTCGTTAATAGCCAATGACAAATAAAGTGTTGTCTTGCACTCAATGAGACGGTTTCTTCTCCACCCATTGATCGAGGTACGATATGATGTTCTTCGATGTATCCTTCGTTCGTTGGATTGGATACAATGGCCATATACCACTTAGTATATTTGTTCGATATAAATACATTCATGCTGAATCTCCTTGTTTAATTGTTTAGATTTAGTGCTGGTGGGAATTGCCGTTCCGTGACCAGCTTTATTTATATTTATACACTTCGCGTTTCTTATAAATAGATAATATGGCACAATATCATCTAGATAAGGTAGCATTTAATACCAACAATTCGCGACAATTTGAAGG